AGCAATACGTAACTGAACGAAGAGCATCCGCAAAACATTAAGCTTAATGCTAACTTTCTTTCACAGAAAAATCATTTATTTCTTTTTTCAACCGACTAATGCCGCCTAGAGTATGTTCTATTGAATGAATAGAATATGTTAATTGTTGTAAAGACATAATTCCCTGGACAGTAGAACATCCCTAAACTAATACATGCTAATAAACAGATTGACAATAAAAGATATGAATGAATTGTTTTCATTAAATGCCTATAATATAATGGTATATGAATACTTTAAGATTACTAGTTTTCAGTGAATAAGTTAATTCTACTACAAGTGCTTTTTGGGAAGAACTATTAAATAATGGTGTTTGATAACCAGCAGATATAATCCATAAAGGTGTTAAAAAGTATGCAAATCCCGTAACATTTTCTCCCATAGAATGCTTGCCAGTAATCAAATCTGATTGAAAAAGTAATGCGTTTTTGATTATATGTTGCTCTATACCACATTGAATTCCAATTTTGCTACACCTTCTTGTATAAAATTCCTTGATTCACTTCCAAAAAAACCATCTGAAGAATAATATAAACCACAAATTAGTTTTGTATTTGTTTCAGGCGCATGATATATACTATTTATATATATATGATGCTAATGAATGAAAACTGTGAAATCCAATTTGGGTGCCAAGAGCAAATGACAATTTTTCATTTATAATAATTTTTTTTGAGCGTTTATACAAATTAATGGAGAAAGGTGCTACAGAATCATCATTCAAAAAACCTTGATCATAATCATAAGTTAATCCAAGAATATTCACTCCGAATTTGAAATTAGAGCCTAAACCATAAGCAAAAGTGGTATTTAACTGAAACGATTATAGTAATCATTGACTTGTTGCTGAAAAGCTTATCTTCAGGAGTAATATCAGAACTTGGAACATTAAATAAACTTTGTCGAGCATGAACACTTAATAATGAACAAAAGACGAAGCATATCAGAAAAAAGAAACTTCTCATGTACATATTTAAAAAGTATAAAAAATGTTTACATTTATATTACAAACTAATTAGTTGGTTTGACTCACTCATTTATATGTTTACTTTTTAATTATCATTAGTAAAAAACAATATTATATGAAATCTTAACACTGTCATATAATGTGATTTTAATGGAGAATTAATACTTCATATACCTTGTTTTGTAAGGAATTTTATCCTTAAATTATGAGTGTATTATGTTTCAAAGTGTAGAAATTATTTATCACATAATTATTACTATTTCTCTGATTGTATTATGTGGAATACTATTAGAAATCACTTCAAATTCAAAGTATTAAGTATATTCTAAACTTCTGATCTATTCAAAAACCCTTAATAAGCATTTTGGTACCTGCCAGAATGAAGAAAGTTGTATCAAAGAATGTATAGAGTCTTTATGAGCAAGATGTATCTGAACCAGGAACCAAACATTTAGTTACCATTGCAGCAATACGTAACTGAACCAAGGTTAATCCCCTCCTTAACCCACCCAGTTCAAGTGTAGGTCCCTAAATAAGCTCTACCAGTCATATTTAAGGAAAACTGAGTATATCGTCAATAATTTCAAATACAACATGAACGGGAAACATATAAGTGTATCGAACAGTGATATCTCTTTTACTTTGTCATATTAAATTGACTGTTTCTGAATATTGAGATAGTATTCAGAGACAGCTATAGGTTATAAGCGTTTAAAAATATTCTAAGAAGTGTATAGATTACATGAACATATGTTTAAAAATATCATGTTGTTTAAATGCATGTCTTACCATACTGCTACTCACTCTCATATATATAATGCATCTAGTATTTTTCCATTACCTAAGACTAGATCGGCTCGATTTACATTTAATTCCGAATTCTAAATATATAAGTAAATATTATAGATATGATAAACGCAATAAATAAATTCTTTGCTAACAAGTCCCTCAAAGATATCGTGTCTTATCTCATATACTTTCTAGTCTTCATGATGTTTCCATATATCTTTGACTTTTATGAATTATTAAAAGGAGAAGACAGCGACAACGAATATCGCCCACGACAACCTCCAACTAAGAAGCCAATTCCGAAGAAGCAACCCGCAAAAAAAACTCCGCTCTGCCACGAATGCAATCCGCAGGATACTACAGCATCCTGTAGAGCCCCAGCGAGGGTGCATCATTACCCGACGGAGATACTTCTTCAAAGGGATGCAACATCAGAGATAATCATCCAACATCCATTCACGCATTTTCAAAGAATATCAGATGATGAATCAGTTTCTGATTTGGACTCGGACAAGTCGTATGTCGATTCCGATGATTTTTAATCATACATATGCAAATGCCGAGCGACCATATTATTTGGTAGCGTAGCCTCCGTGACTAGATAATACATCAGAAGCATACTTGAGTCAATGATATTAAAAGTAATTGACATGAACAGAAGAAATAGTCGCAGTATATTCAAGGCATCAGAGTTTAAATGAGTTCCCACTGTCTGAGGCATCTTAGATGGTAAAAGAAGCTCAAAGGGACGACTAAAAACCAAGTTGATATAAGAGATTGGAAGCAGTCAAAATTCACTTCTATTTGCAACTTCACGATGTGATATAAGACCATTAAGAAGAGGTGTCGTGGTAAAAGCGTTAGTATTGTTTCAGTCATTGATTTACTCCTGAGGCTACAGAGGGTTTTATCATATTTAACAGTATTTGCATATGCTTCATCCGTTGAAAATTGAAAGCCTAACACATACCTCTTACTTGCTTCATCCTTTATCTGTTCAACGGCGTGATAAGTTTTGGTCCCCTAAAGAAGATGCAGTCTCCTATCTCCAGGGATATGCTTTCAACTTTATCATCGCCCCTATAGAGGAAAGCAGGACAGCTCCCATGTTTATCATATAGAAGTATCATCCTATAGCAATGCGAGGGCTCAGAATCATAATGCCATGCGAACTCTGATTTTTTACCTTCATATCTCAGTAAGCACATGGAGAAGCTAGTTTTTGTAAGATACAATTTCTTATTGATTGTCTTTTCAAATGTTGGCTTCACCAGATCACTTATTCTCATCAGCAACTCCTTATCATCCTCTCCTATATTATCAGCGTATAAGTTCTTCTTCTTTGAATAAACCGACCCCGACAGAGTGGATAGCCAAGCGGAAAATGTGTTAATGCCCTTCGAGCCCTGATCATATTTGCTGGTGTCAATATTCTTCACCTTTTCAATTTCTTCCTTCGGTAGAATTTGTTTGATCACATTAATGTCGGGCTTCAATAAATTATTATAGGTCGAGCGTGTCAGATGATGTATGAGTCGCCTGATATAGCTCTCGTTCCATAAAGTTATGATGTTAAAGCCGTCAGCGAGTATCAGTGATAGAATTCCAGATATATTACAAATCATATTTATAAATAACATATAGAAATAAATATAGAAAATAATTATCTAATTTTGAAATATATAAATGAACGCAAGATCGAAATGCTCACACAATCACAAGGAAAGGAATGTCTTCCTCTACTTTCTAATCATTATCATCAATATCATTGCGGGTATCATTTACAAATTCGTGCCACTTTCTTGGAATAAGAGGCACCACAAACAGTCGCAATGGGAGAGCTTAGTGGCGTTGTTCGTTTCATACTTCACAGTATTGAAGCCAATGCTAAACTTTGGTTAAGTAGGTTAAAAGATATCATATTATAATGATATTATTATAATATGATAGTAGCTCAGAAAATGTTTTTCTTAATCATCGGGGGCTTCTATATAATCTTCTGTATATATTTAAACTTCTTGAAGCATTTGTCAAGGCAGATCTCTCCGATTCAGATATTGAAGAAGGGCAACGACAGCTTCGTCAAGTCCAGTTGGTTCGGCAGTCCATGCAGGGCGGCGAACAGGGCTAAGCCTCACACCGCTGTTTTAACATGTAGCGACCATCGAATATCGGTGGAGAAGATATTCAACGCTTCCGACGGCAGTTTAATTGTAATAAGGGAGGCTGGTCAAGCTACATCGGACAACAGCATAGCCAGCATCGAACATGCTATAATATATTTCAAAGTGCGACAGCTAGTTGTAATGGGACACACTGAGTGCGAGGTTGTCAGATCAGCTTTCGAGGGGCAAGAGCTCGACTCCTCAAAGATGAACGAGATGACGAAGAATATTACCGAAAACCTGAGCAGCGACATCGTGGACCTCACCGAAGCCATTAAGAGAAACAATAGCATGATTCTGGTGAGATTGATGAAAGGGTCGGAAATTATTAAGAACGCGGTGGAGTCTAACCAACTGAAGCTGTATAGTTGCATCTATAACATTAGAACGGGTAGGGTGGAGTTTAATCTGGAGGAAGGATTCCACATCAAATTTATTATACAAAGTTTTAAAAACTTATAGAATCAGAAAAATATATCTTAGCTCAGTTATATATGTCAGCAATCGTGTAACACCTTAAGCACACCGTCAAAATCAAGCTCACCCCTAATGGTCTCTCAGCCAGTTCTGCAACGCAAGAAGATGTCGCTAAATTAGATTTTAAAGAAGACAAGATTGAATCATCGCAAGACCTCTATGTCAATGGTGCTAAAGTCATTGCAAATTCAGATGACTTTGTAATTAAGGACGATGGAAAAGTGGTGGCGAAGAATCTGAAAGCGGATGACCTTAATGTCGATAACAAGATAGTAGCGAAAGATCTGGAAGCGACTTCAATTAAGGTCGCTGGGAATGATGTTCTTGTTTCATCCCCTGACCTGTCATGGGATCCATTAACTGGAACTCTAACTGTTAAAAAATTGAAAGTGGTCGAAAACATTGAAGTAGTATAATTTGAATTTTAATCGAAAAATATCTAGATAAGATATATTTTCAATTAAAAATATCTAGATAAGAAATATATAAAATAACATGCAGACAAACAATGAAACCGAATGCTACAAATACCTTAAGCTGACAACGGATAGTATCAGTGTGTCAGACAGTGGAGATAGCAAATCCTACGCCCAAGCTATCAGTTTTAGTAAAAGCAGGATAACATTCAGTAGCTTATTTCAATTATTTCTAGGCTCTGAGTCCTTGGAGGACTTCATCAAAGGCTTAATTATTAAAGTCCTGTCAAAGTGGATTGAGTTCGATGAAGAAAATAACACTCTGAGGTTCAGGACACCTGTTCAACTCAGAGCAATCTCTGGAAGTGGATGGAGATTTAACTGTCAACTCCGATGTGGTAGTCTCCAGTAATTTGAAAGTTGTAGGCGATATAGACATGCCAGGGCGGAATCGTCGAAGTAAAACCATGATAAATTGATTCTATTATATAAACTTATATAATAGAAACAATATGCCCAGCGTTCTAAAGATGATGCAAACACCTTTATCTGATAGTGATATAAAGAAGATCTTAGGCGATGATATTAAGATAATAATCTACTCTGATCTCTCTAAAATATCTGACCTGCGAGAGATTCTGACAGGCGAGAGGGATTGCGTGGTGATTCTATACGAGGAAAAGCAACTCTCGGGTCATTGGACCTGCTTAGCTAGAAGCGGCGATATATTCACATTCTTTGATTCCTACGGCTTAAGACCAGACGCAGAACTTAAATGGCTATCCCTGGATATGCGGAGGAGGCTTAATGAGCTCACGCCATACCTCACCCGATTACTAAGCAACGAACATTATATCTATAATAAAACGAACTTCCAACAAGAAGACAGCAGGATAGAGACATGCGGTGATCATGTATGCACATTCCTCTTTTGCTTCAAGTATTACAACATGGACCTAGAAGATTATCAAGGCTACATGAAGGAGCTGAAGAATATGGTTAAACAGCCATACGATTATATAGTAGCCGAATTTGTAGCCGAGCAATTGCATTAAAATTATTTTTTGTTCTTTACTTATATAACATGACGAATTATATAAACACAGAACTAAATAATCAACTTGTCAAGTCAATGATGCTTAATAATAACTGCAATCATGTATCAGGAGATGATACAAATGAAAACGGTTTTAAACTAATGGCTAAAGAGGATGAGGAATGCGATTGCAATGTTGTAAGAAATTTAACCAGCGATGATATCATCGGTATTAGCTTAAATAGCGAAACAAATTCTTTATTCATTTATGACAGGAAAGAGGCTTTAAGATCAGTAATTACGGGCGGTGTGTTAAATATAGTTAGTGGACTTTTAACTTTCTTTTTTAACTTTACAGGTGTCCGATTCAGACCTATAGGGAGCAGAGACACAATAAATGTTAGTATGACAATTGCAAATTTAAGGGATGAAGATTTAATCAGACTATATCAGCGTAGAGATAACGGCGAAGAATTTGCTTCTCCTATTGATCAAAGAGAAAATGGCGGTTATCAATTCAATCCTAATTGGGCAGTATACTTAACAGCTGACCCGACATTAATGGGTCGTGGCAAAGCGAATAATAATATCATATTTGCAGTGGATAGAAATATTGGTATGATAAACAGAAGCAGTAAAACTGTTTTATTATGCTATCGCGATGATACAGATGTAAATAATGGATTCTTGATGTGGGTTCCAACGAACACTAGAATACCGTATAAATTTCCTATTACACAGACAATAACATATAATTCTAATGCACCAGTTGAAGTGCCAGAAAGTATTGATTACAGCTCTCTCAAAACAATTAGTGGTGGCGGTGTTGCTTCATATAGAAATACTGGGAGATTTTCCTGGGTGTCATGGGATAGAAGTATTGTTATATCTCATATCCCTTCAAATGACCAAAATAAAACAAATATCATGATTGATGCACCGACGATTAATTCAACGATTGAAAATATTGCTGTAAATGGAAATAGAAGCAATGTCATCGTGCGGGATCTTGGGATTGAAATGGGAACAGCCAATCGAGCCTTATATTACAATACCACCAACAAGCGACTATTATTAGTAGAAAATAATACTCCAAGAAGTGCATTTAATTTAGGAACGGAATTCATTTTAATTTGCTTCGTGGCTCTAGATAGCTCATTGACATGGATACCTGGTCGAATAAACTTACCCTTTATTGTAAATGGTGCTTCAACATATAATAACATTACTGGAGAGGCATCTTGGCTAAATCAAAATTCAACAGGAACTCAAAACATCTTGAAAATTGAGGATATAACAAAAGGGCGGAAAGTCATAGACATAGCTTTGAAAGATAATAATATATCGTTCGACTCAACGGCATTAGTCAATACCCTGAACTCTCAGTCGGCTAGATTGTCAAAATCTCCAAAACAAATAGGGGCTCGAATAAAATTCAACTGTGCTATTATGAGTCAATGGGGGAATCAAATAATATCTGATAAGAATATCGTGAAAAGCCGTGATGGTTGCTTTGATATTAAGTTTCCAACAGCATTAAGTAATGCAACCTTCGGCGTCAATTTATCAATGCAATCAAATAAACCTGGAATTATTCAATATTCTAATTTTACAGAAAAAGGGATAAGCGTTTTAACATTTGATTTACAGGGAAATTTATGTCAATTTGATGGTGATTTTTCTATCGAAATCCAAGCATAATAAATTAAATATATTATATAATAATATAAAAATGAGTAATACATCTGACACGCATATTTATTTAGATCTGGATATTGTCAATAACAGCCAAAGCAACAACACACCGCCACCATTGTTAAGATTTGAAGAGACCAGAAACTCGTCGTTCTTACCTGGAGACAGTTCAGAATATTTCGTGTCGATTCTTAGGTTCAGCGTTCAGACGGGAAATGAGATTCCAGTGTTTATCCCTAGAATAGAAACAGGACCAGAGCAAATGGATGTCAATAAAACCGTCTATAATCTAACCGTTGAGCATAACGGAAGAAATAAAACCGTGCCTTTGATCTGGGAACCGTGGGACTTAAGCGAGACGCCACCTATCCCTCCCGTCCTGAAGCAAGACATTAAGAACCGCTACTATTACATGACCAACTTCGCAGAGTTTCTTCCAATGATGAACAAAGCATTAAAGGAAGCATGGTCAATAACAGAGCCTAAAAAGGATAATGCACCATTCATTGACTTCGACCCCGATTCTTGCAAATTTATTATGAACGCCGATGTGGATTTTGTTGTAAATGGAACGAATATCTATTTTAACACCAGCTTATACGAGTTGCTCTGTAGCTTTCCTGCAAAGTTCTTAGGATATAGCGGGGATAAAAACTATAGGTTGCAATTTTTCAACAATAGAGATATTAACACCAAGCCGATTTATAAGCCCTCAGAATCTGGAAAGTGCCAGGTGGTGGATTATAACGCTCTGCAAATGTTCCAAGAAATAGCCACCGTGCCATTATGGTCGCCCGTCAGATCCATCGTCTTCACTTCCAGCTTACTGCCCATTAAGGCTACTAACACCTCGGCTCCTAAAATGTTTAATGACAGCGGGACGAACCCGAATATCACTTCATCGGGAGCACCGAATTTAGCCAATATTATTACAGATATCGAAGTCGGGATATCCGCCACGAATCAATATAGACCGAATATATTATTTAGTATTGAAAGTGAATATAGATTGATAGATATGTATTCAATGATCAACCTGAACAGAATCGACATCACAGTATATTGGAAATCGTCCTACGGCGATCTAATACCCCTACACCTTAACAGCGGTTGCTCAGCGTCGTTGAAATTATTATTTAGAAACCGAAGATATGGGGAAAGTTGAAATTAAGAAAAATTATATTAATATGAAAATTATTAATATAATTTTTATAATCTAGCATCAATATATATCAGATGACAGAAACTTTTAACAAAGTCCTTGTTAAAGATTCGACGGATTGGTGAGATCAGCTGATGCAGTCAAATATGCAGTTTTTAAAGGCGAGTCAAAATGTGACTAGTCATGACCTATCAAGCCATCTCGTGCTACAAACTCAGCCCATGTTTTTAATATAGCCGTGCCTTCTTTGGAAACTGTTATAGATCGAACCGTGCTCTGGTCATCCACGGTTACCTTAAGAATTACAGGCAATATAAATCCAGCTGATAATGCTCCTAATAAGTCAGCCGGGCATGATGCTTGTTAATTACGGAGTAACGGATGCACTTTCATCCTTTCCACTTCATTCATTAGTTGCAACAATGACGGCTACCATCAACAATAACACGGTTGCGATGAATGTAGCCGATGTTTTACCAGCAATTCTAAGGATGATGGACCCCGAGGAGTTGGCTTACTATAACGACATGACGCCGACCACCCTGGATTACTTAAGCGATTATGCAGACGGCGTGGATAGAATGACCTACCAATTAGCAATATCAACAGCCGACACGCGACCTGTTATTTTAGCACCAGGGAACGCATTAAATGTCCCAGGAGCTTTACCTGCGGCAGCCCTGACCAATGCCAATTTTCCTGCAACAACTATAGGAACCGCACCTCAGAAATTCATCTCATATCCTAATAATGTCTTAAGCTATGACTATGGGCGACCAGCTGGAACTGGAAAGAAACATCGCCCGAGAGGTTCTTTTGAGATTCTTGAGATCTACTCAAGAGACGGACTTGGTGCTAAGAGACAGCCCGTGATGGCGGATAATGATGTGTTCGTGAGATTCAGGGTTTCAGAACCTCTATTACTATCTCCATTTCACTTTTGGAACCACTGAAGGAAAGCAGGGCTTTTATGGTATTCAAACTTTGAATTTCCAAATGAACATGATGAGCAACGCGAACAGATCATGGCGTTCTGCAAGGTTCGCTGGTCGTGCAGGTGATTTTGTAAAGACCGCTCAGATTGAAAGCTTCGAGAACTCACAGCTCACCTTCCAATTCTTAACGCCTCATGCCAGTGAGCTATTACCCTCCAGGAATGTCGTCCCTTATTATGAGATGCCCGTTTATAGAACCACTGGTGTATCTGAAGCAATCGTAGCACGGGGCGATGGGATGCTAAATGCCAACAGGTGAGTTCCCAGTGCCACGATCCTTTACTATTAATTCTTCAAACATTCAACTGTCGGGTATTCCTGATAAGTTAATCATATTCGTCAGAAGATCGCTGGGTAATTTGACATGCTGTGATTCTGATAGCTATCTTACTATTAACAACATCCGCATAAACTTTAATAATCAAGCGGGTCTGCTAAGTAGCATGAGCCAACATCAGTTATATATGAACTCGGTCCTGAGCGGGTTGAATAATATGAGCTTTGATGAATTCAAAGGCACGACCATCTCGGTGGCAGGTCGTGGTGTAGGAATCTCAGCACCTGCCGAGCCTTACTCAGGTTTAGGAGCCTCAATCGGAAGAGCAGGAGTTAAACAGATACCAACCACGGGATCCATTTTAGTGCTTAATTTTGGCGAGGTTATCCAACTCACGGATGAATATTATGCACCTGGAAGTTTAGGCACATTCAACTTACAACTGCAACTAGAGGTTATTAATAATCATAAGGTTAATTGGGCGGCTAATGAAGTTGAACTGGTCATCATCCCGATTAACTCTGGTGTATTTTGTAATGAACGCGGCACATCATCCACTTTTATTTCTCTACTTACCAAGCAGGATGTATTATCAAGTCTCGAACAACAGGCATACTCATCATCAGAAGTTAAACGGCTGGTTGGTGGTAGCAGTTTTATGAGTAATCTAAGAAACCACTTAGGAAATATATGGCAAAAGGTTAGAGACTCAGGAGTCCTGACACATATGGGAACAGCGGCTAAAAATGTAATGGCATCATAGTGGTAATCCATACGGAGCTGCAGGCGCAGCCGCTATGGGTGCTCTGGGTTTTGGACGCCCTGGTCATAGAGCTGTAGGAGATCGGGTAGCATAAAAATAAATTATTGATATTTAAGTAAAATAAATATCAATAATTATTACATTAATTCGGCTCAATTTAAAATATTGTATAGATTATATAGTATAAGCCATGCCACTAAATAACGAATATAATGCTAGAATCGCCGCAAAAGTTCGTCAGATTGACCAAAATCATGTAGATCGGATTCAACAAATATCAGACACTAATAACCATGACATCGTCTCGCCTCTAGAAGGTATGACCCTAAGGAATGATAATATTCAAGGTGGAAGCGGTTTTGCTGCTGCCACTGTCGCTGACCTAGGATTTGAACCGACTGATGGAGCCAGTCATACTGCCACGTGGTTCAGGCATGTCAGGTGGCAAACGAGGGAAAGCAAAAGCAAAGTCAGGGGCGGGTGTTTCTGGTGGAGCCCTATTAACAGATAAAGATGCAAGTGCTGTATTAAGACCACAACCGCCCCAGGGATGGAAGCTAGGATTACATTAGCAGGCTTCACCTCACAAAGATCAGCCGATCCCTCAAGCATCACAAGGAACAGCAATTAACGGGGCTCTGGCTTCAGGATCTGGAATTAGTGGCGGTGGAACAAGTGGTGGCGGAACATCAGGAGGCAAAAGAGTATCAGATCGAAATGTATTAGTCCGTCAGATTATGAAAGAAAAGGGAATGTCATTACCACAAGCTAGTAAATACATAAAAGAGAATAATTTATACAAAAAGTAAATGTTTAAAATCTCATTATAAAATGACCATTAATAAATTATAGTATATGAATACTGAATTAATACCTTTACCATCATCTAGAACTAAAACTAAAACTATAATATCTTACCTTTATAATTGTAGTATTAGTTCTATAGCATTCTTATTAAGCTTCTTAATTTCAGCAGTGATAGCTCTAATTATTAGTTTTTGTTTTTTCAATGTCATGATGTTTATTATATCAATTCTAATCATAGTGATATTATTTCTAGCAATATTGTCGGGTTCGGCGTTCGTAATATTCGGTGCATTGTTTCTTTTTTATACAAATTATTTACAGAATTAATATATATTTTAATTCTATAGTATAAGATGCATGAAATTCGGAGGAAACAGATAATGGAAGTATTAGATTATGATAAGAACATGAACGCCGCCGTTTTTAAAATTGAGAAGAAAAATGCTGGTCTGTCGACGGATAACCTTTTACCCTACACTCAATTAAACGCCGAGGTGAGCGATGCAGTCAATACAGCCATAAACCAATTATTCGTTGTTTTAGAGCGGAAGAAGGCTGAAATGCACACCTACCAAAATCACAACTACACAATCCAAGGAATGAAGAAGGCTTCAGTAAATGAGCTCGGAAACATCGAGGAGGTCATGAGGCTGTATAACACTGCTGTTGAGCCATATTTAGGCATGAAGACATCTTTAACTCAAGCGACTAAAAATCAACTATTATCCAGCATCAGGAAGATTATGCCAACAATAACATATTTGGTAAATCGCCTGAGAGCTGCATTAGATGAACTAAATAATTTACCGAATAATGCAAGAAATAGGGGTATCGTGGATGCTGAATATCCGAAGCTGTTGCAGGGCTTCGTTTCTTATATGATGATCCTGCAACAGTTGAGCACGGGAAATGTATATCCTATATCACGGTCGGATGTTAAAGGAGAAATAAAATTCTATATTGACAATGTTACAGACCCTGATATTCAGGCTGTATTCCGTAATGCTAACTTTAATCTTGATAAGGACTTTCTGGTAGATGGAAGCGATCCCTATTTTGGAGCCGTATCACAGGTTCAACAGATAAGGGCAGATGCTAATCAACCACCGCCAGTGGCTCCAGGGGTAGCACCTGGAGCAGCACCCGTTTTTCCAGCACCACCACCACCACCAGCACCCGCAGCAGCAGCACCAGCAGCAGCAGCAGCACCAGCACCAGCACCTATTGTTATAAACCCTCCACCCGTTGTAGATTTAAATGAGCAACTTGGACAACTAATTGATATAGGTGAATGAAATAATCATTATGGGTCATTATACACCTAATGGCGGAATGCTAAGGCAAATATATAACCGACTGCGAGGAAATAACATATTAGACCGACGAGGAGCAACACCTAGAGTCTTCCGAGGTTTCAGGCTTCCTCACCTTCCATTATTCATAGGGGAACTCAGAACATTTACAAATGTCAATCCGCCACAACAATGCGTAGCCATTATAAGAAATTTAAGTGCTGATAGAAGGCTGTGGGCTTGCTTTGCACGATGGATTTTATCATATGATGAAGAGCATAGATATGTCCGAGACTGGGATGAATTTGAGGATGAATTTAACGCATTTATGGCTGATGGCGGAAATTATGGATCTCGCCCTGACGATGATGATGATGATGATGGAGGAGATGAAGGAGGTGGCGGAGATGAGGGTGAAAATTTACCTGAACCACCACTAGCAGGGCAACAGCAACAAGAGCCACCAGCACCACCAGCACCACCAGCACCACCAGCACCGCCACCACAACAACCTCAACCACCGCCACCACAACCAGATGTAGAAGCAGGGCAACCTTTAGGCGATCAACCACCTCCACCGCCACCTGGAGCGGGTGCAGTTCAAGAAGTTGCACCAGAAATAAGACAGCCTGATAGACCTGAAGAACAGGAGCCACAAATACCACCTGGTCCGCAATCGCCATCAATAGAGCAAGTATATGATGCACTAGGACCAATATCCAAGACCTGAACATATGGAAATGACAGTGCCAAGAACTGCTCCTACATCTCAATCCAGTATGAGAGAACAAACAATGGAGAGAGCTACATTATATGGCTCAGCAACAACAAATTGGTAATGTATTCTATCCTCAAGGCTTACCATTACCACCAGGTCAACCATTATTTCCCGAAGGAGTGCCTATGCCAAGACCATCTCTCTTAACTGGAATGAGAACGGCTGAGGATGTTTTAGAACAACAGAGACAAGCGGGTGAGATGATTGAAGAACTTCAAAGACAAATTGCACGATTAGAAAATAGTCAGAGAGATTTAGTGCATGATTTAGAAGAAGCAACCGAAGAAATACAACGCAGAGACGGGGCATTATCTGATAAACAACAAGAGATGGAAGAATTAGCTAGATCTCAAGAGGAAGGAGCGGCTACCAGATTAGCAACGCTAAATGAAAGTGCTCGAAAGGATAAGAGACAGTTAATAGAAGAACAAAATAGATGTAGAGAATTACAAGAACAACTGTTAGCCGAGGAAGAGCAGTCGAGGAGATTGAGGGACCAACTGGCAAAAGCTAGTGCATCAGCTCCATCGTCATACGCACCAGCTAGAACTAGAACAAGGACAAGCGGAAGAGCGTCGAGTTCTTCTGCTGCACCTATTAATATAGAAGATATTGCAACTGAAGACCAGAAACAAGTGGAGCTGGTAAAAGAACTAGGAATCATTCGAGGAGAAAGAAAAACAAGATTTAATAGGATCGGCTGCACCTAGAACATACGAGCAATATTTTACCTTATCAGGATATTAATAACGATCCATACTTCATTAAGTTATAAAAATTAACTTTCTTATCAATTATATATGAGTATAATTGATAGTAAAGATATAGACGATTTTGATAAAGATGTTCAGAAACGCCTGTCATATTTTAATTTATCTGGTATGCAAATGTCCTTGAAAGGATCATCATCGTATAAGTATTTGAAATATAAGAGCGACTATGATGTTTTAGTGGCTGTAAGGAAAGAAACTGCACCGACAAAGGTATTTAACGACCTAAAATCGGTGCTGGAAAAGATTGAAAAAGATAATGACACCTATTTCATCGAGTTAAAATTACAAACTAAGAAAGGTGAGAAAACTAGATTCTACCATGGTGATGTATTTTCATATTCTGATTTTGAAAAAGTATATACAGACATGGCGTTCTTTAAAGTAGATATGGTGATGTGCATAAAAAATAAATTTTATGAAGCATCGTGTATTTATAAATTGGATAATAATGAGATTTTAACGAGAGAGGAAATAATGAAAAATATTAAGGAAGATATCGAGGAGTATAAGGCGAAGGGATATTACTACAAGGTTTTAAAGAGATGGTTTTCAATCTATGCTATGTATAATAATATAGGACCAGTTGAGTTTTTAGTTCAGGTATTCAATTCAGAATTGGGAAAGATTTACGAGAAAGTGTGCAACCTGTCTGCGATTGAGCTATTATATCAATATTACAAGGATGATAGAACAATGGAAAAGATAGAGCATAATTTAAAATTATTGAACGAAGATTTGAATATAAAGAAAATAAATCGAAAAATGCATGATTATTTGAAATTAATCAATAAAGAAGCTAGAACAATATATTCACGGATGAAGGAGGAGGTTAATTATCCCTAATCATCATCATCATCCTCTGTAGCATTCAATAATCCCACTTCCCGTTCGCACAGATAGCACATGGGGTAATTTTTGAAAATTGTCACGGCTCTGGTATTTTGCTTTTTGAAATATGTTATCATCTTCTTATCAACTCCAACATATTCTGTTAAGAAATATTTAATCTTTGCATTAGCTGAATGGGGAAATAAGTAAAACTAGAAGCTTCATTCAAAATCCTTCTGGTATCAGCGTCCGTTGGTAGGTAGATGATTTGTGATCACCATATTAATTTTATAATGCCTACCTACTTCTAGAGCTAGGTTCATGATCTTATAAACTGCTTCTCTGATCTTCTTATCTGGAATAACATCTATATCGTCAAAAATTAAGATACTGTTCTCGAACTCCTTAATTTCTATAGGATCTTCTATTAAGTGTTTCATCTAATTGTATCCTTAAGGGCTTGACGCTGTCTAAGCTCTCGTCGTCAGGTAATGCTGAGAACAAATAGATGGGGATATCTTTTTTGGCTTTTTTCAATTGCTCTATAAATTTTCTGGTATAAGTAGATTTACCCGATCCACTGCATCCTGTAATATATAAAATCTCACGCTCACGGGTTGTATCTGGCATGTGTTGGAATTTGCTATCATTAGGTATTTTTAATCTTTTGAACTCTTTTATTAATTCTTCTTTATCTTCATCTTCATTACCTCCCATTTGATCTGATACGCTGACGATGTAGCCATTGTATTTACCCTTTTCTACTTTACATAATGGTCTTCCAACTTTGTTTAAGTTTAACATTATTATATAAAGAGGAAATATTTTCTAATACTATTGTAAATTATCCAAATAGGTGTAAAACAGGTAAATATATATAAAATAGGCTGTTTGCATAAAATCAAGCCTAATTTACACTATATAAATTTATAAATATTTTCTATATTATTGTTAAATAGTCCTAAATGGATGTAAAAGAGGATGAACTATCAGAAAAACAAGGCAGTTCGCCTAAAGAAAAGCCTAAAAGTCGCTGTCCTATATGTGGTGCTCAATTATTTAGAAACAGTATGAGAAAGCACTCTAAAACAAAGAAACATTTAGACGCATTGTTTGTCATGCATGATAGATTTGAAATAAAATAATATAGTATAAAGTAAAGTATGATAAGAATGAAAGTGTTTAAAAATGTGGAACTTGATATGGATGCATCAGGAGCTACTGATGACGACTTAGTTGATCATCATAATGACACTAAAAAGAAAATAATTATATGTCCTTGTTGCGGTGTATTATTTGATCCTAAAACTAAAGAGCTACAAGTGATAACTTTCAGCAGGAGATATAAAAGATCTAACAGAACAGTATATGATGGAGGTAGTAATACAACAGAGCAGAAAAAGGGGAAGAAGCTAGACGCAGTGATTGATGGAAAGAAAACCGTCTCTTTTGGTCAGAAAAATGCATCAGACTTTACGCTTCATAAGGACGAGGAGAGGAAGGAAAGGTATATCGCCAGGCATCAGAAGAATGAGAACTGGCAAGATCCTAAAACACCTGGCTTTTACAGTCGATGGATATCTATGGCATAAACCTACCATTCAAGCTTCAGTGAATGATATTAATAAAAGGTATAAGAATATTAATTTTATCTTTAAGAATTAATATGGTAAAGTATAATAACATAATCAACAGATTAGGGAATAAAGAAACCGACATGAAGCACTTTAAGCATTTATTACCCCTGGAAGTTAAAACAGTGGTTGAACCGTTCAGTGGCTCCTTTGCTGTCATTAAGCATTTCTATAAGGACTGGAATAAATATGATTTTCATATTAATGATACAGATGAGACATTATTCTATGCTTTTAAGCATTATGAGCATATCCACGATGTGATCTATGAGTTAAATAGAGTATATATTGACGACTTCGAGTTAAGGAAGAAAGACTTTCGGAAGTTTTTTGACTCCCTGGAAATCTCACCGCATGTCAAGGAACATATAAGGAAGACTCATTTCGTTCGTGGTCAGTTATGGCGTTGTCCTAAGAATCATGACAATTATAACCCCGTGGAGGCTTCCATCCTGAAAAATGCTAAAATAACGAACTTGGATTATAAAGATATCTTCGAGATGTATAAGGACGACGAGGAAGCCTTTTTATTTTTGGATCCGCCTTATCTATATTCAGATAATAGTAATTATGCATCTCAAATAAGAGATACAGATATGACACAAATAGTTGTTGATATCATAGAATTTTTAAAAACTTGTAAATGTAAGGTGATGCTGGTGATTAATAAATTGAACCTATTATCATATTTATTTAATGATTATATTAAAGGCGAGTATGAGAAGATATATCAAATAAGCAAGAAAAAGGCGATACACTTAATTATCTGCAACTATGATATAGAATGATTATTTCCATGCTAGAATGTATTTATAAGCAGTGTTGCTTCGGCTGGAGGCACGATGCTAAAGAAATAAGGATCCTGAACAGAATCAAGAACGATATCCAAGATTTGACCGATGAAGAGATCGCCCACCTCAAGAAATTCTTACTACGGAATTACGACAAGGTGTGCTGTTTCTAATTAGGAACTAAAAGGATATCTGACCGGATGAATAAATGGTCTCGGTTTTTGATCTTGTAGAATTTCTGCCCTTCCGACTCCGTTATATCCACGACCTCGTGCAAGTCTTTTGTCCAGTACGCCAGTTCTTTCCTTATCTAGCGGTCCTTTCTTTTTGTATAGCCTAACCTTGTCGCCTATAGCAATGTTAGGGTATTTCCTTTTCCGTTTAGCATTCAATTCCAGTCTTGTTTTAATTTCCATGCGATGTTTAGCTAAGCGACCTTCATATGGAGTAAAGCCTGTTGCACTATGGACCATTTTCCTGTTGTAGGTGTTCAGGACAGCCTTTATATGGTCAGTCCATATAGGATTGTCTTGCCCATCTACTCGTCTATATAATAGATCCTTTATTGTCCTCCCAGTTCTTTCCGCCACTGCCGCGTGTCCTCGTGTGATGATATGGCGGATCTCCTCGCTCCTGAAATAAGACTGCACTTTGTTGGAAACAAAAGCACCTTCTTCGTCTGAGTAGATGCTCTCGGGCTTGGCTTGGTGCTCTTTGATGCACTCTTTGATTGCTTCAAGGACATCGTCGGGCTGTTTGGTCTTGGTTGGCACCACCACGCAGTATTTGCTGAAAATATCAACCATCAGAAGGGCTGACGGTTGCTTTTGCCCTGATTCCTTCTCTAAATCTTGGAAGAAAAATAAATCCATCTGGTATTCTTCATAACACCTATCCGCTATGAAACTGTTATACCCTCTCAAGTTTCTCTTGACGCCTATATTCTTGGCGAACCATGTTCTAACATCTTCTAAGGATACTTTTTCGTTGTATCTCTTAGCATCTGTCAGAGTCTTGTTCATGGAACCGAAGCCGTCTTCATCGTCGTAATATGCTTTGGATATAGCATCGTTCTATAGAAACCATCAATATATAATATCTACTATAATATTATATATGATG